TGATAACTCAAATGACTGGGTAACCCTGTGGGCAAAGACAAACATGCCACCAGTATCGGGTAAAGGCGTACCTGACGAAAATGGACTTTACGATAAATGGACTGGTGAGGTGTTATCCAAAAAGCGCGGGCGCATGTCCCCAAATCTTTGGGCAATGGTTTATCAACAGCAACAAGTGCATGAGGACTCAGCCTTTCCTTCGGATGCTGTTAAAGGTGTAATTAACGCAGGTCGCAACATTGGCAGAATACCTAAAGGTATGCCCGGTGTTAGACCCCAAGGCATGGATGGCTTAATTGTCGTTGCAGGTTTTGACCCAGCAGGTTCGGGATACTCCGCTGCTGTTGCTATTGGTTTAGACATCTCAACACAAAAGAGATACTTACTGGATGTATCCAATGTGGCAGGCATGATGCCTGATGAGATTAGAGGATTGATTAAAGACTGGACAGATAAGTACAACATAACTGAGTGGCGAATTGAAAAGAACGCTTTTCAAACCATGCTTACTCAGGACCGTGAAGTACGAGAATACCTTTCGTCAAGGGGTGCGGTTCTACGGGAACATCACACAGGACAAAACAAATGGGACACCGATTTCGGAGTCGCTTCTTTGACGACCTTATTCCACGGGTTTGAGGAAGGCAATGCTCTTATTGAGTTTCCTTCTACTCATGCTTCCGAAGGATTAAAGGCTTTGATAGAGCAGTTGGTTACTTGGTATCCCGACTCTCCTAAGTCACAAAAGAAAGACTGCGTGATGGCATTTTGGTTTGCAGAACTTGCATGCCGTGACCGCCTTGCATCAGCAAATAACTTTGCTCGTTCGCATAGTCGGCAAAACATGTTCCACACACGCTATGACCGAAACAGCCAAGTAAACATTTCATTAGATGAACTGCTTTACACGACCTAAACGAAAGAGGTGAGCATGGCGCTTTCCATTGAGGAAATCACTAGCGGGTTTGACCGCTATCGCCGTGCATACGCTGACCGCGATACACGCATGTACAATGTGCTTCTTGTTCGCCAAGGCAAGATGCGAGATGTTTTCCCTGACTTATTCCCTGACGGTCCATTTGAGAACCCGATTGTTGCAAACATGGTGGACATTGCTGCCCGCGATTTGGCAGAAGTTATTGCACCACTACCAGCATTTAATTGTAATTCAACAACCATGGTTTCTGAGCAAGCCCGTAAGCGTGCTGATAAGCGTGGAGAGATTGTTAATGGGTACATTGATTTTTCAAACCTACAATCTCAGATGTTTACCGCAGCAGACCGTTATGTAACTTATGGATTTGTACCAGCACAGGTAGAGATTGATGAAAAGAATAAGATGCCACGCATCCGTTTCTTTGACTCTATTGGTTCATACCCAGTAATTGACCGCTTTGGTCGGGTAGTTAAATTCTACCAACGCATTATGAAACCAACTACTGAACTAATGGCTCAGTACCCTGAATTGGCTAATTTGATTTATTCTAAAGATAACCCGTCAGACATGATGGAAGTTGTCCGTTATCACGATAAAGACCAAGATGTTTTATTTATTCCAAACCGTAATAATCTAATCCTTGACCGTGCGGTAAATCCAATCGGTGAAGTAATGATTAGGATTGTGCAACGACCATCTATTGACGAACAATCCCGTGGTCAATTTGATGATGTATTAGCAGTTCAAGTTGCTAAAGCACGCTACGCCTTGCTTTCCCTAGAGGCAGCAACCAAGGCGGTACAAGCCCCTATTGCTATGCCTACGGATGTACAGGAGTTGGCTCTTGGACCTGATGCAATTATGCGCTCACAGAAACCTAATGAAATTCGTAGAGTGCCACTTGAAATACCAGCAGGCGCTTTTGCTCAGCAGGGAGTTCTTGAACAAGAACTGCGTTTAGGTTCTCGTTATCCTGAAAGCCGTACAGGTAACCTTGATGCTTCAATCGTTACAGGTCGTGGAGTTCAGGCTCTTATGTCGGGCTTTGATACACAAATCAAGACTGCCCACTCTATGTTTGCCCGTGCCTTTGTTGAACTTGTTGGCATTTGCTTCAAGGTTGACGAAATGGTTTTTGGCAATGTTGAAAAAGAATTAAAGGGTAATTATCACGGAACCCCTTACTCAATTAAGTACAAACCACTCCGCGACATTGATGGTGACTACACCGTAGATGTTCAATACGGATTGATGGCAGGACTTGACCCTAACCGTGCTTTGGTATTTGGTTTGCAGGCTCGCGGAGATAAATTGATTTCACGCGACTTCCTACGCAGACAAATGCCATTTTCATTTAACGCTACCCAAGAGGAAGCAAAGGTTGATACTGAGGAATTGCGTGATGCAATGAAACAAGCGATTGCTTCTTATGCACAAGCAATCCCAGCACTTGCATCCCAAGGTCAAGACCCTAGTGAAATTTTAGTTGCTTTATCAGCGGTGATTAACGCTCGTCAAAAAGGAACTTCTATTGAAGTTGCTGTTGCTGATGCGTTTAAACAACCTGAGGTTCCCACACCTGCGGGCGTAACTCCTGAAACAGTAAGTCCTAATGGCATGCCAGTTGAGGGTCCCGCAGGTGCTGGGCAACTCCCTGCTGGATTAAGTCCAACTGGTCGGATGGTAGGCACGGCTGCGGGTCAAATCGCACCGGGTGGTCGCCCTGATGTTCAGTCACTTTTAGCAAGTCTAACTCAACAAGGAGAGCCTAATTTACAGGCTAGCCTAATTCGGCGAGTACCAGCGTAAAGGGGGTGAATAAATGAAGGGATACAGCAAGAAACCAGCGAACCAAGGTTCAGCAGGTAAGGCTAATGTACAAAAGCCACGCGTAGATGGCACTCCAAAAAAGGGCAATCCTAAAGGCGGTATGGTTTTTCTTAGCAAGCAACCAAAAGGAACACGCGGTTCAAAGAACAAGTAAGAACTTCATTGATGCAGCCTGAGTACGCTGTTTAAACAAAACTACTCATAAATTTAAAAGATGCACTTTAGATACGCTCTTAAAGCGAAATGAAAGCAGGAATAATGGCAGACCAACGCGGTGGATACAGGAAACCGACCAACCCTGCACCAGTTTCAGGACCCGGTGCGCTCTCTCAAAGAACGGATGGACAACCTGCGCGATACGCAGCAGGCATGGCTTATGGTGAGGGACAGGATTTCTATGACCTTCAAACCCAAGCACCCATGAGCAATGGACAGTCCGCCCCTGCATCTTTGCCTTTAAATCAAGGTGCTGCTTTAGCAGGTTATGCTAAACCAGTTACACCTTTAGACCAACCAACTCAATACCCTGACGAACCAGTTACTACTGGTATCCCATCAGGTGCTGGTGCTGGTCCGGAAGTATTAACTTCCCCAGCAATGATTGCTGCTCAGAACTCTGAGGACATTGCAAGACTTATGGCTGTGTTGCCAGTCTATGCACGCATTGCTGAGTCACCAAATGCTTCAAACGCCATGCGTAACTTTTACCGCTATTTACGGAGTCAAGTTTAATGGCTTGGTATAACCGTATTGGCGACATTGCCAAAGGCGTTGTTAATTTTACAGGCATACCGGGACTAATCCACGACATTGCTACATCAGGGTCAAATGATGACCCATGGTATGTAGATGCCGTTAATGTTGCCAAGGGTGTTGTTAAAGTTGGAACCACGCCAGTTCGTGGTGCAGTAAAAGGACTATTTGCACTTGGTGAAGCATCCTATGAATTAGGTGGTCAAGCCCGTGAAGCGATTGTACAAAAAGGACTTGAACTTCCTTTCATGTATAACCGATACAAAAATCCGGGTGAAACATACGAACAGTACCAACAGCGCGTAGCCGAAAACAAAGATGAAATTTCTATGGGTCAAGTTGCCCTATCTTTGTTTGGTCAAGGCAAGAACGCAGCAGAAAACTCAGGTTGGTTCCATAATTTTACTGACCGTAATTTAAAATTTTTAGCAGCAGGATTTGATTTATTCAATCCTGAGGATAGAGAAGCAGCATTTAACGACCAGTTTATTGGTAAGTTTGCTAGCGGTTCTCTTGACTTTACTTCGTCTATGACTATTGACCCATTGTTCTTTGCTGGGTTTGCAGGTAAAGGTTTAAGTATTGCAGCCCGTGCGCCAATGGTAACCGCACTAGAAGGTGCAGGCAGAACAGGTATTGCATCACTTCCGGGTTCCTTAACTCGTAAAGTGTTTGGTAATTTTGCAATGACCAAAGAAGGCATGGATGACCTGTTAGGTCGTGCGCTTCAAGGTGAAGGTCGTGCAGTTGAGGACATTAAGTTCCTTGCACAAACTGATGCTAAAGGTCAGTATGGATACTGGTCTAAAAAGCGTGTTACACATCCTGACGCTATGGCTTATTTATTTGGTCGTGCAACTACTGAACAAGAAGTTGTTGATACTTTCCGTGCAGTAATGGGATTAGACAAGCAAGCAATGGCATCAATCGCAAAGGTTGATGACGAAGCAGCGCTTGTTCTTGATAACTTAACAGATGTTCCAAAGCCATACCGTGAAGCATTAAATGGTCAACTTGATGGTGACTTAATTGTTAACCCTGAGTATAACCGTGCAGTCGGTACTTATTTGGAAACTCTTGTTAAAGAGGATGACCGTTTCCGCATTGCACTAGAAAAAGTTTCTACTGGTGGTAATGAGTTCCGTGGTGGAACTTTTGCCCGCGGACCACTTTCAGGTTATGCAAGGAAACAAGCAGAGAAGTTAGCAAAGACTTTTGCTGACCCTGAAATTACAATGATACAAAAGACAAGCCTTCATCCAGCCGTAATGGTTGTTAATTACATGAAGGGCAAATCAGAATTTTTTACCAAATTCCGCCCAAGCGGTGTATTCCAAGTCAATGATGCTGACTCCTATGTAGAAATGAACGCATTTTTGCGTGAAGCCGTTGAACTATCAGGTGGAACATTTGCAACTAAGGCTGGCGTTTATGCCGACCAATACCTTGCAGCAGCCACCGAAGGTGAGCGTTTAAACATTATTAAGTTGGCAGAAAAAGATGCTTTGGGAATTATTGCCCCAAACATGAGCCAACAGCAGATTGAAAAACTGTACGCAATCTTTGATTACCGCCGTGCTAAGACATTAAAAGAACACAAAGACCGTGGCTTCTTATCTATCTTTACAGAGAACGGTCCAGTAATTGCTAAGTTTCCACAGTTAGAGCGTGAGTCTGCAAACATTGTTGTTGCAATGGATTTACGCCGACTAAAGAACGGTATTGACTCATACGAAAGAGTGCTACCAAGCATCCTTTCAGGCATTGACCCAACAGACATTGCTGTTCGTGGACAGAAGTTTATGAACACCCTTGATAATGTTAACGACATTTTCAAGACATCTGTTCTTATGCGCCTAGGTTATACAGTTCGTAACCTTACAGAAGCACAACTATCTATGATGGCTAAGGCTTTTGCTCTACCATCTGCTGCTGCACTTGGTGGACCTGAGGCTGTAAAGAGATTTTTAAATAATCGTAAGGCAGGGTTTACCCGTCTTATTGATAATGTTGAGGTTTTAGCAGGTCGCAAAGACGACATCAATGTTTTGCGTAATGAAGTTGCAAAACTACAAGACATGCTTCGTGGTCTTGACCTTTCTCGTAAGGGTCTTGCAGGAGAAATCCGTACTCGCATGGCAGACATTGAGCGTGGTGGCGAGCGCCTAATTGCTAACTACATTGCTGCTGAAAAGGCTAAAGGTAATCTAGTTGGTGTTGAGGAAGCAGCAGCGATTGTTCTACCTAAAGAACTTACAAGACTTCGTTCAGCCTTGGCAGAAGCAGAAGCAGTTACTTTGTATCATGGTTCGGCAGCGGATGAATTTGTCTTTGACCCTAAAAGACCATTATCTGCTACACCATCAGCACAAATTGCTGACCGTTATGCAACACAAGAATTTACTTTTGGACTAGAACGCTACATCTCAGAAACTGGTCGCCCAGTTCCACTAAGAGTTGTAACCCGTACTGGACCACAACGCACCGCTGCTGGTGAAGTAGGTTCAAAAGAAGTATTTGAACAGATGCCAACTAGCGAATTTCCTGCTGTTAAAGCATGGGTTACTGGCGTTGCTGGTATTGAACAAAACATTTTGCGTGGTATGACTTTTGATGAAGTAACAGGAGAATTAGAAAAATTAAATCCTGCTGCTCAAAAATGGGTTAACGAATTAAAACGCACTATTGAGCGTTCTGTAATTAAAGAACCAACAACGGTTTATCGCATTACAGATAACATGGCTTTCTTTAAGACACCAGTTGGTGGAATTGTTACTGAGCCAGCCTTTGTTGCTACAAGTAAAAATTCAGACATACCAACAAGTCGTAATTTTTTCCTTGAAATTAAACTACCTAAAAATCATCCCGGTTTAGACATTAAAAGAACCTATGATGATTTTGCTGCTTATGACCCAACAATTAAAAGAGCAAGTAGTTGGCAAGATGCTCAAAGAGAAGCAGAGATTTTATTACCACCGGGAAGTAAATTTAAGATTGTTTCCCGTACTCAACCTGACCCTGATGGTAAAAGACCAGTAACAGTTGTTCTTGAAGCCATTGCACCAAAGGTTGAAAGAAAGCCTTTCCCTGCTAAATTAGAAATTGCTGCTGAACTTATGAAAGCAGACATGATTGATGCAACCCGTGCTGGCAACATTGTTGAAGTACGCAAGGGTACAAGCAAAGGTTTTGTTAAGGTTGATGAGGATAGAATACGCGACTTTAATCCTAAAGAATTAGAGCGTGCAGTATTCCGCGTTCGCCGTGACGGTGGAAGCGTAGTTCCACTTCGTGCTTATGGTGAAGCGCTTTATCTCACTAAATGGTCAGACATCCCATTGGATGTACGCAAAGAAGTATTTGGTGGAGATGTAAAGGTTTGGCGTGCTTGGGTAAAGAGTAAGGGTTGGCAAGACCAAAACTCACCTTTGTACAAGTACCTTCGTGAAAACAATTATGGTCGTGCAGTTGTAGGAGATGACCGCCGTGCAGGTGGAGTTTCACACATTGTTCTACCTGAGGCAGTTGGTGAAGCAGGTCGTGGTCGTGAAGTTACTAAGTTAACTCGCGCTCAAATTGAAGCAGCACAAGCAGAAGCAGATGCTGCATTAGACATTGCTCAGCCATTACAGGCAACTAAAGAGCGCCGTCTTGCTCGTACTATGTTGCGCCGTAAGGAAAAGTCACGCCGTACTCGCCCAGCAGTTTCTCCTTATTATGATGATGAGAGCCTTCTAGCCATGATTAACAATGGCGTTGAGGATGCTGCTGCAAACATTGGTCGTTCATACGCAGAGGTAAATGCTCAACTTGATGACCTTATGGGTCGTTTAAACGCCCGTATTGGTCAAGCAGAACAAACTGCTGTTAAATCAAAAGTTGGCTTTGGAACATTTACCCACGAAGCGGGTGGACACTCTTACGAAGTTGATGAAGTGTTTAACAATGCATCATGGATGCTTGCTCGTACATCATCTGAACAAACTTGGGGTAGCATCATTGGAAGCCAGCAAATGGCGTTTCTTGCAGGTCCGGGTTCTAGGTCAATGCGACCAGTTAAACCGGGCGACCCACGATACTTTGAAGCATGGGCTGGTGTATTAAACCTACACTTCCGCGACCCTGAAACGGGTGTTATGGACCCAGTAGTACGCCGTATTCTTGACGGTGATACTAATGATGAGATTTTAGGTTGGATGACTAGAAGCCTTGAAGGTCGTAAGTGGGCAAACAACACTTACACAATACCGGGCAAAGGTCTTGGATTTGGTGAACTAAAGCGTGGTGAACTGAACGACTATCTACTAACAAGAATTAGTGATACTCGTAATGCAGTTAAGACTTACATCCCTGATGAGGACACAGCACTTATGCTTAGTGCTGCTAAAGAGGATGGCAAACCACTAACTGGTGGAGATGTAGAAGTCTTTTTGCTTAACCGCTTTGGCGCACAACCTGAGAATTTGCCTGAGATTAACGGCTTGCTTGTAACTACAAGTAAGGAATACCGTGACCAAGAGCGTATTGTTGACCTTATTAACCGCCGTGTAATGCGTTTCCTGGGTTCACTTCCTGAGGATACTTTTGCTCGCCACCCATTGGTAAATGTTGTTTACCGTGAAAATGTTAAAAAGAACATTGATGGGATTGCACAGGCTAGAGGAACAGACAGACTTACAAGTGAGGAAATTAACCGCGCTGAGCGTGCTGCCCGTGAGGAAGCCCGCCGTGAAGTAGAGCGTACTTTGTTTACAATCGTTCGTAGAACTGGTGCATCATCAAGCCAAGTAATGCGCTTGTTATTCCCGTTCTATGCAGCCTATGAGAATACTCTTATGCGTTGGGGTGGCATTGTTGCTGAAAACCCACAGGTTGTAACTACCGCTGCTAGAACCATTGCTCAAATTGTTAATGGACAATTAGTGGTTGACCAAGAAGGTAACCGTATTACTGATGCTAAGCAACTTAGCGGAGATGGTATGGCTAACCTTGTGGTTCAAGTACCTGATGCTTTTATCAAAGCATTGCCGGGTGAGTGGCAACAAGTTGCTGAGAACGCGTTTAAACAGGTTCGTATTCCGCTATCAAGCCTTGATGTTATTACCCAAGGTCAAGCAGGAAATCCGGGCTTTGGTCCTTACGCAGTATTCCCAACTTACTTAATCTTGCGCCAACGCCCTGAGTTTGAGGAAGCGTTTAAACCGCTATTCCCAGCAGGTATGCCTACTAACGCAAGCGACATTTTCTTACCTAGCACAATACGCCGTCTTAAAACCCTATGGTCTAAAGATGAGATGTATGTTCGTACCTTCAATCAAATGTTGCGTTATGAAACATACAACTACAACACAGGTAAGCGACAGGAACCACCAACAGTAGAGGAAGTTACCAGCAAGGTAAACAAGTTCTACATGCTTCGTTCTTTGTCTGCTATCTCTGCACCATTTGCTATTTCTCCTGATGTAGATTTCTACCAACAGACTTTCCGCCAGTTCCAAAATCAATACACAGAACCGGGCGAAGCAGAGGCTAAGTTTTTTGAGATGTACCCTGACTTCTTTGAAGCCACAGTATCTCTTTCTAAGAACCCCGGTGGACTTGAAGCCAACCTAGATACCGTTCGTAACCTTCGTAAGTTCAGCGGTCTAATGGCAACAGCAGAAGCAAAGGGTGAGCCTGAACTTATGGGATGGCTTGCTAATGACTTTGATGGTAAGTATGACTTTTCACAGGCTGCTTATCAATGGCAATACCGCACAGGTTCATACCCCGGTTCGGCTAATACCTACCGTCAGAACCGTAACCCAGCAGAACTTATTAGAGATGCTAACCTAAAGCGTGGCTGGACCGAGTATCGCAAGATACAAGATGTTATTGATGCCTTCAAAATTCAGAACGGTATCGGTAGTAATCGTGACCCATTGCTAGAGCAATACAATAATGCTAAGCGCCAATGGCTTGATTACATGGCACAAAATAACCCTGACTGGTATGCAGCGTACATGTCGCCTGACCGTGGCAAGTACATGAAGCGTGCTGATGTCCTTGAACAAGCACTTCAAAACAAAGCATGGATGGCACAAAATGGTGACCGACCAGTTGTAAAGGCTGTTGCTTTGTATTTAGATGCTCGTAAAAAGATTGGTCAAGCGTTATTACAGCGTGACCAAATGGGCGGTTCACGCTCATTAGATGCAAACTCTAATGATGATTTAGCAGAACTTTGGGATAAGTTTGTTACCCAACTTGGTGCTGAGTCACCTGAATTTAGTGATTTCTATAACCGATACTTTCCAAACGACCCGGTGGTGATTTAAATGGCAGGCAATGAAAAAGATAAAACAGCAGTAGAAACTACTGCATCCAACAAGACTGGCTCAACCAGTTCTATGGACATTTTCAACCAAGCCTTAGCATCAGGCGGTGTTTATCAAGGCAAGGGTGCGGATGGTAAAGACAAGACTGTTGGCTTAGATGAGTGGACTAAAAAGTGGTTCTCTATGTCCGAAGCCGAACGCCAAAAGTGGGTAGATAAGTTTAACGCTATTGGCAAGAAGGTCAATGTTGTTACTGGTATTGATGAGTGGGTTGCCTATGGTCGTAAATCTATTCAGTATTACCAACAGGGTGGCAAGTTTACACCTGATGAATTGCTTGCAATGGATACAAAGCAAGGCGTTGGTGGGGGTATTACCTATACATCTCAGGATGCCAAGGCTTTAGTTCAAAGCACATACCAACAATTACTTGGTCGTGATGCTACTGGTGCAGAATACGAAAAGGCTTTCCAAAAGGCTATGACCCAATCAGGGTCAACTGGTGCTGCTGGTCGCCAACAGGCTGTTGTTGATTTTATTAAGTCAACTGATGAGTATGACTCTCGCCAAGAAAACAAATACCTAGATGCTATCTATAACGAATTAGCAGGAGAGATGCGTGAGGTGAAAGCATAATGCCAGTAGGTTCACGCGGTTATACTAGAGATAACCAACCTGAGCAAATGAGTCTTGAAGAAAGACTTTATAGAACAGGTATTTATCTTAGCCAAGCAAAACAAAAATTTGAAAATGCTAAATTAGGCACTCCTGAATACGACAAAGCAAAAAAAGAGTATTTAGCAGCCAAAAAAGCATTTGATGAAGTTAATGCTCAAAGCAAATCAAAAACTGCTGCTGAGCAAGATAAGAAAAATGCTGCCGAAGTTAAGCGTTTGCAAGGCGAGCGCGATAGGGCTATTACTTTAGGCGCTAAAGAAACTGACCAAAAGATTAAAGACATTGATGCCAAGATTAAACAACTTGGTGGTACACCAACTCCTACACCTGTTGTTGGTGGTGGCGCAAAAAGTGGCAGTTTTGAGGATGCTGATGGAGATGGTATTCCAAACTCCATTGACCCTGAACCATACACAGCCAAAGGCTCAGCATCACAGGGTGCTGGTCGTGGCGCAGGTACTCAAACTGGTACTGGTACAGGAACTGGTACAAGTACGGGTACAGGCACGGGTGCTAAAACAGGTGATGGCAACAAGGTTGTTATTGATAAGACTGTATGGGTTTCATACATGCGACAGACTTTCAAGACACTTGATGATGCTAAGATGCGTGACCAAATTGAGAAACTTCTTGATACTGCTAAGAAGCAGAATTGGGATGAAGCAACCTTTATGGAAGCCCTTAAAGGTACAACTTGGTGGCAAACAGAGTATCCAACTTTCCGTAACTTTTTCTTAGAGTCTAATGACCCACGCAATGCTGCTACTTTTGGACAAAAGGTAAATAATAAAACAGATGCGGTTCGTCAACGCCTTGAAGCCTTGGGTATTCGTTTAAACCAAATTGACCCAACTACTGGCAAGATGATGACTCCTGAGGAATACAACAAGCGTGTAAACGGTATCATCCTTGAAACTATCAAGAACGATTGGACTGATGCCCAGTTAGATAATTACTTGGCTACCAAGTCAGACATTATCTTTTCAGGTGGCGGAACTATTGGTAGTTCAATTCGCCGTATTACAGATACTGCTTGGAAGTATGGCATTGAACTTGACGACAAGTATAAGAAGTCAATTAACCAGTCATTGTTAGATACAATGGATGGTCGTGATGAGTCGTTTTGGTATGAGGAAATGAAGCGACAGGCTGCTGACCTTTACTCACCATTTGCCGAAGGTTTAAACCAAGGTAGGACTCTTTACGACATGACTCGTAACTATCGTACTCAAATGGCTTCGTTGCTTGAAATGGATGAGTCGTCTATTAAATGGAACGACCTTATGAAGTATGCAACTAAAACTGGTGTAGATGGAAAGCCAGCAAAGTCAACATTTGCTGAGTTTACTAAGTCTGTTAAGAACGACCCACTATGGCAGTACACAAAGAACGCTAAAGAAACTTATACAAATCAGGCACTAAGTCTGCTTCGTGACTTCGGAATTGTAGGTTAATAGATGCCAGCGAAACAACCAACTCCTGCACCAAAGCCAAGTCCTGCACCTGCACCAAAGCCACAGCCAAATACTGTGCCAGCAAGCAGCAGACCAACTCTTACTCCACCTGCAACCCCTAAGCCAACACCTACCCCTGCGCCAAAACCAACGCCTGTTAAAACGCCTGCTAAAGCAGCACCAGTAGAATTTACTGGTCCTGAAAAGTATTCTCCTACTTTACAGGCTGCAATTGATGAGGCTAAGGCAAAATCTGCTGCTGCACAAGAAAAAATTGATGCTGCAAAAGCAAAAGCAGAGGCTGCTAAAAAGGCTGCTGCTGATGCAAAAGCAAAAGCAGATGCTGCAAAAAAGAAAGCAGCAGATGCAAAGGCTAAAGCAGATGCTGCTAAGGGTGCTAAAGATGATACTGGTGATGATGGTACTGATGATGGTGCAACTGGTGGCGATTTTGCTGGTAAATTCCTTTCAACCAAGTCAGTAAAGATTGCTGGCGGAACAAACATTTTTAATGTTTTTTCTAATGGCAAGGGTGGAACTTATGAGGAATTTGTTGCCTTTGTTCCTGATGATGCTGGCGGTGCAGATGATAGCGCTGCTGCTGCTGCGGAACTTTATCAAACACAAAAGCGTGATAATACCCGTACAGCCCTAGAGGAATTTGTATCTATACTTACAGGCGCTGGTTTAAAAGACCTTGCTGATGAAGTCAATAAAATGATTTTAGATGATAAAACCGCTGCACAAATTAAACTTGAAATTCGTAAAACTAAATCTTATGAGGCACGCTTTCCGGGCATGAAGGCTCTTAGCGATAAGAACCGTGCTATTACCGAAGGTGAATACATTGACCTAGAGCGTGGTTATTCTCAAACCCTTCGCGCTTATGGTCTTGATGAAAAGATTTACGGTGACCGTGGTGACCTTGGAACTTACATTGCTAACGAAGTTAGCGCCCGTGAGTTTGAGGAACGCGTATCACTTGCTAAGGACCGCGTATCATCTCAGGCAGATGTTATGAAGGCTCTTGGTGAAATGTATGTAACAGAAGCAGATGCTATCGGATACCTACTTAACCCATTGAAGGCAATGGATGTTATTAAGAAGCAAGTCCGTGCTGCTGAAATTGGTGCTGCTGCTGCTAGTGCTAGATTTACACTAGGTGCAGATGCTGCTAACCGTGCTAGGGAAGCAGAAGCATTGATTGGTGCTACTGGTACAACAGATGTAGCCACATTGAAACAAGAGTTTGGTAAGGCAAGAATACTTGCTGATACCCAGTCACAACTATCTAAACTTGAAGGCGAAACCTACAACGAACTAGAAGCAGTACAAGCCGTTGTTGGTGGCGAACAAGAGAAGTTGTTAAAGTCAAAGCGCAGAGCAGAGCGTGAAGCAATGTTCCGCTTTGGTGGTCAGTCAGGCGTAGGTGCTTATTCACTACGCAGTACGACTAACCAATAATTAGGTTCCTTATCTGACCGACCAGCCCGGATGAGTGTAAGAAGTCTGGTAGCAATAGCCAACTTATGTTCCCCTACATAATGTTGTGGATTGCGAATACAACAACAAACGAAAGGGAGATGGCTAATGAGCCAAAATAACGAGTATGATGACGAGTTTGATGACTTCGGTGACGAAGGCACGGATGTAGTCAAGCAACTCCGTAAAGTAAACCGCACACTTGAAAAGCGTGCTAAAGAACTGGAACAGGAGTTGAAAGGACTGCAATCGCAGACCCGCCAGCGTACTGTAAAGGATGTATTGCAAGCCAAGGGCATTAACCCAAAGATTGCCACTTTCATACCGCAAGACATTGATACTTCTGAGGAAGCAATCAATAACTGGCTTAATGAATACGGTGATGTTTTTGGTGTTAACTCTAATGCTAATTCAGAGCAGGCTTCAAATAGTTCCGTAGATGTTTCCGCAAATACAAGAATTAACCAAGTGGTTTCAACAGGGCAAGTTCCCGAAGTTGACTCAGATGCTATGGCTAAAATTCTTTCAGCAGGAAGTGCAGACGAACTTAATCGCATCCTTGGATTAAATTAACCAACTACCAATCTAAAGGAGTATGACTCATGGCATACACAGATACCACCGCCCTTGCGGGTTTGGTGAAAACTGCTTATGACCGCTATGTTGAGTTCGCTCTCCGTTCGCAACCGCTAGTTCGTAGCGTTGCAGACAAGCGACCAGCACAGCAAGCAATGCCGGGGTCAAGCGTTGTATTCTCACTTTACAACGACTTGGCAGCAGTAACTTCTGCTCTCTCATCAGAAACAACTGACCCTGATGCAGTAGCCCTATCAGATGTATCTACCACTTCTGTAACACTTGCAGAATACGGTAATGCATCTCTCGTAACTCGTAAGTTACAACTATTCTCTCTATCAGATGTGGACCCAGCAGTTGCAGACATTATTGCCTACAACATGGCTGACTCACTTGATAAGATTGCAATGGAAAGCCTACGCCAAGGAACAAATGTTATCTATGGTGGCTCTGTAACTTCAACAGCAACCGTTTCATCTGCTGATACCATCACTTCTGCAAAAATCCGCCGTGCAGTAGCCAAGTTGCGTAGCAACAAGGCTGTTCCACGCCAAGGTTCTTTGTACTGGTGCGGTATTCACCCTGAGGTTTCACACGACCTTCGTGCTGAAACAGGCTCAGTCGGATGGCGCGACATCCACGCTCAGACAGACTCTGCACAGGGTAACCTATGGGCTGGAACAATCGGAACATACGAAGGTGCTTTCTTTGTAGAAACACCACGCATGTACCAAAAGGCAGAGGGTGCTAATCAGTCCACCTTCACCACAACTACTGCTGCAAGCGGTTCATCCGGAACCACAACAATTACTGTTGCTTCAACATCAGGAATTGATGTCGGTGATGGTGTTGCAATTTCTGCAACAACTGGTGCAAGCACACTTGTATCAGCAATCAATGGTGTAGTTCTCACCCTTTCAGTAGCAACTACTGCTGCTGTTACATCAGGTGCAACTGTAACCATTACTCCAAAGACCAATGTTTACCGCACAATTCTTTGCGGAAAGCAGGCTTTGGCAGAAGCAGTAGCACAGGAACCGGGCGTAGTTATCGGACCTGTTACTGATAAGTTGATGCGTTTCCGCCCAATCGGTTGGTACGGCGTACTTGGTTTCGCCCGCTACCGTGAGGATGCGTTGTATCGCATTGAAACTTCATCCAGCATCTCTGCTTAGTTTCAGAGATTAGTACCGGGGTGGCGGGTGTTTAAACGCCCGCTACCCTGTTACACTAAGGAGAATTATGGCTTACCAATTCGTACCACCAACCGTCAAGGAAACCCCTGCTGGCGGACACACGCTATTTGAGCGTATGGGTATCCACCGTGGGATTAGTGTTCTGCGTGTAAATGGCGTGTATTCGTCATACCGCTACCCAAGCCAAACTCAAACCTTAGAAGCAGATGAAGTGTATTTAGGTGGACATGTGTACGACATTGATGAACAAACAAGAACACGACTTATAGCAGCAGGCTATGGAGAGTACATAACAACGGTTTAAACATGGCATGTAGAACTGGTTGCCCAACACAAGACCACGAAAACTGGGGCGAGTGTTTAAGAGCATCTAACCTAGAGTTCAGCACAGGTGATGCTAATAGTGCTAAGGGCATGACTGAAAAGAAATGGAACGCTGAACTTAATGCCTATGCTGCTGCAAGAGCGCAAGGTATTCAACCTGCTGGTACTTCAATGGCAAAGATTAGAGATGCTGTTGAGAAATCCGATAAGGCTGGTAAAGCCTTTGATGCTGATACGGGAACTTTTAAGGGGTAACATGACTGCCATTGTAGGTATTCAGGGAAAAGGCTGGGCGTTAATCGCAGCAGACTCCATGACTACCTATGACGACAAACCATACTATGCAAAAGGTGTGGATAAAGTTACTAAAAAAGGTGATTATGTATTTGGCTTTTCAGGTGATGCCATTGCTGGCAACATAGCCAATTACTTATGGAACCCGCCTAAGGTTGTTAAGACTATACCAACAGATGTATTTATGCAGACAAAAGTTCTGCCTTCCCTACGGGAAGTAATGGTTGAACATGGGTACAACCCCGATACAGCCAAAGATAAAGATGCCGGATTTGATGCACTTATCTGTTTAAACGGTGTTATTTATGAAGTTGACCAAGATTACTTATGGTCAAGAGATGACCGTGGATTGTATGCGGTAGGCAGCGGTGGCGATTTAGCCCTTGGTGCTTTAGCAGCAGCAGGCATGAGTAAGACTTCTATTAAGAGCGTTGAGGCTGTGGCTCGTAGAGCAATCAAGATTTCCGCTGTTTACAACATAAGTGTTGGCGGAGATGTAAAAGTAATTACCCAAAGGAGTAAATAAATGTGCGCTGAGTGTGGATGCTATGGCGCTGTTCAACCTTACGGCGTAGGCGGTAGGGCTATGAATAGTAAGCCAACAGAAGCAAGTCTAAAGAAAGTCACCGTTCAACCGGGCGTTTACCACGAAAACGAAACCGAAATTGAGGATGACTAATGCCTAAAAACAAAGTTGAAAAGATTATGGGTGAGTTTAAACGCGGAACCCTACATAGTGGAAAAGACCCAAAAGGTCCTAAGAAAGCAGCAGTTGTAAAGAACCGTAAACAAGCCGTTGCCATTGCTTTATCGGTAGCGGGTAAAGCAAAGAAAAAGGGGAAATAGGTAATGCCAATGTACGGACAAAAGAAAGCAACAATTAAAGGCACAGCAACATCTAAGCCAGCAGCAAAGAAGCCAGTTGCGCCTGCTAAGCCATCTGCAAACATGGCTAAGATGAACAAGTCAGCAGCAGCAAAGCCAAAACCAAAACTTGGTGGTGCTGGTAACCCTAACTATGTTAAAGACATGATTAAAACTGGCAAGGCTAAAGCAAAACCGGGGATGATTAAGTAATCATGCCAGCCAAGAAAGACCCACGATTAGCAAGAGCAGGAGTAGCGGGATTTAATAAACCTAAGCGTACTCCAAGTCATCCGACTAAATCTCATGTCGTTGTGGCTAAAGAAGGCTCACAAGTAAAAACAATTCGTTTTGGACAGCAAGGCGTGACTGGCGATAAACAACCAACAGCACGCCAAGCATCCTTCAAAGCCCGCCATGCTAAGAACATTGCTAAAGGCAAGATGTCGGCAGCATACTGGGCAGATAAGGTGAAGTGGTGAAAAAGAAAGCATTTTGGGATACAA